CAATAGCATTAGATGACGATGGAGAACCTGAACCAGTGGCGGCAGTCCAAAAATCATATGCGAAAGTTACAGTAAATTCCTGTATTGAATCGTTATCTCCCCAATCTAACGTTATTTCACTTAAATCTGTCGGAAACATTTGTTGAAATGTATATGAACGAGTTGTATTACCAGTTGTATTTTTTGAAAGTTGATGCACTGTAGCAGTTGCATAATAACCTTTCGTTGCGGAACCTCCACCAACTCTTCTATTTGCAGTATGCAAATTAATAGAATTCATCCATTTTTCCATAACTGATCTCACTTTAAAATCTTCATCATTAATAACAGTTACACTCCAATCTGCAAACGTTCTATTACCTGCAAACTTTACTTCTCTTCCAAAATATGGAACAACAACTTGACCTATTGTTGTTCCTGGTATTGAAGTTGCTCTACAAAACATTTCAAAATCTTCGCCTGGTGTAAATTGACCAGCGGCCGAAGCCGTACCAAAAACAACTTTGAATAAATTTGGTCTTGCTCCGTCAAATGCCATAGCATTTTTAAAATCTGATACATTAAAAGCCATTTATACTCCTTATATTGCGTTGACTACTTCAGAAAATTCAACTCCAGAAGCAACGGCAACAAAGTTGAGACTGATAAAGTTAATTGATCTGCTTGGTTTAATGAATATATCACCTCTAAATTCATTTCTATCTACTACTGCAGGAGTATTGTTTGATCCATCACATACAATCTTGAAATCCAAAATTCCTCTTCGTGATTGTACATCTCTCAAAAATGGCTCAATGATCGATACAAATTGGGCTCGTGTAAATTCATCATTGAACTCAAACAATGAAAATTGGGCCGCATTAGCAATTGCTTTTTCAAGTATAATAAAGAGTCTTCTTACATTAATTCTATCAAAAGCAGATGGTTTTGCTAAAAGAGTTTTGTCTCCAAACAAAATCGTACCTTGTCCTGGAAATGAAACAACTGGATTTATACCTTTGACATATAAATCATCTCTATTTGATCTCGATGGATCAAACGCAAGTTTTGTAACATTTTTAACATTTCCTCTATTAAAACCTGCTGGTGATATGTAAGGATTTATATTATCGGATGCGGCACATAGTCCAGCGAGATCACCATTTAATGGAACGTATCTAAATACCCCATTAAATCTGTCTAACATATATTTGTAATTACCATCCATTACACCATAACTTGAACTAGGTAATGCTTCTCTTCTCAAAATCATATTGCTAACTTCAGATCCTGTCTGATTCACCACATCAGAACTTGCAGGTGAAGTAAATACTACACAATCTTTTCTGTGTTCAGCAATTTCTTGAATTAAGAATGTTGAGAGAACATTGCTTGATTCACCAGCCAAAACGAAAGAAATGTCTACTTTATTTGGATCTTTAAGTTCATTCCATCCTGTCATATAATCAGCATCGGAAACAGTGAATCCATTATTACCTCCAGTAAAACTTTCAGTAATAATACCATTGGCTTGTGTTAAAGCACCAAACGTTCCTCTAAAAGAGTTATTGGCGGCAGTATTAGATGCTCCTAGATCATTACCCCAACTCAAACAAATTGTATGGTCGGATGAAACTCTCGTTCTAGTAACTGTATCTCCTTCACCAGCATGGTCACCCCATCTAATGTATTCTGAATGATCGTTGATGTAATCTTTGTAATATATGCTTTCACCAGTAGATGAAATAGCACCGTTTGCAACTGACATTGCAGGATAAGTTTCTAATACAGATTTTGATTGTACTCTATTAGCACCTCTTATATCTTTTGCTCCGGTCCAGTCACCATCTTCGTCAACTAATACGACATGAATTTCATCATTTACATTTTTACTACCAGAAGTATCATATGCATAATCACTTGTTAAAGGTTCTTTGTCAAAGTCACTTCTATATTCCCACTCTCTAGAATAACTTTTGTTAGTAAAAGTTAACAAGAATGGTTCATCTACTCGACAACTCGTATCATTCGTGATAGCAACAATTTTTCTTCTAATATTACTCGCACCATCATTCAATGTAATAATATCACCAATATGCAATTGTAATTGAAATCGTGTATTAGTTCCTGATACTGTTGTTTCACCAACCGTACCATCAATAACACCCATCATGTTTCTTGCTGGTTCCGAAAATGCAGATCTTTTCATTCTAGAAATAACGATTGTTGATCCAGATGTCATTGAACTTGCATCGTTTTGCGTGGCTGTAAATTGAGAGTTATTCGCTACCGCTGTAACAACTGCTACTTCACTTGATGTTCCATTTACAACAACGTCACCAATTTCAATTTCCTCGTCAATTCTACCATCGGCCGCAGTTGTTGCTGAAACAGTGCCGTCACTACCTACGGTAAAAGTTCCTGTAAGTCTAATGTCAGAATTAGAATCTAAAGTAACAATACTATCTTGTACTTGTGTGTTTGCTCTTGTAGCGACACATACTGATGTTTTAAGAGAATTTCCTAAATCACCTGCGTGTTTTGCAATCCATGTTCTGCCACTTGTACCAGTACCAGAAAGACTTGCAGTGTTTTGATATTGTGCATCATTTCTAACTAATACTGCATTACCGTTTGATACTGCATTATTTGCTTCAGCAGTATTTGCAGTTCTTACAACTCTTAACGTATTTGCATAAGAAAGAAAGTTTGCACCAGTAAACCAATTCTCAAAATTATCACCACTTGGTTTACCGAAATTTTCTACCAGGCCGTCATCAGAAGAAACAGTAACAATTTCATGTATAGGACCCCACTTTGCTAACATGCAGATTGCGGCCTGCGATAGCGATGGGATAGGTACTCTGGTTGTTAAATCTATTTCTGCCGTTGCTACACCTGGGCTTACTTGAAATGCCATGTTTTTCTCCTGTTGTTGGTGTATTTCGTCCTTATATTTATTTTTTTATGATTTTTAGAACATTTTTTATTTAGTGAAATATAAATATAATCATGAATAAGGCGATTGAAAGATTTGAGAAAAAAATTATTAAGACTGGTGACTGTTGGTTTTGGACTGCAAGTAAAACAAAACAAGGTTATGGTATGTTTTCTTATGATGGTAAGTCAATACCCGCACACCGTTTCGCTTATCTTGCTTACAAAGGTGAAATAGGTGATAAGATTGTACATCAACAATGCAATAATACATATTGTGTCAATCCTGAACATCTATATCTCACAACTAAAAGTGAGACAAGAGGTAAGTTTTATATTTTAAGAATTAATCAAGAAATGATCTTCAAGGAATCTATAAGATACCTTGAGAAACTTTGTAAATTAAGACCTGACTTGTGTGAACAAGTAGAAAAATTAATAACGGAGATTAAAGATGCAACTAAAGTTCATAGAATTAATGAAGATAATCTGTAGAAAATCTTTTATCGATTATCCAATTTTCTCCACCCATCTTTTCATATTGTGGCTCCTCAAAATTTCCTTCAAGGAATCCGAATGGCATAACGCTTTCTTCTAATTGTGCTAATTGCTCTGCTTCTAATTTTTCTCTTAGGTCATTATCGGTAACTTCTTTATAATATCGTTGCTCAATCATCCATCCAAACAATACAAGTGTCATCACAAGGTCATCATGACAACCCTCTTCTGCTTGATATGATTGACCATGAGCAACAAACGTTGTCAACTCACTAATAGAATCTAAGTCGTGTATTATAAGTTTGTCATTTTCAATAAGATCTTTTAGATTGGAACAACCTTTTCGTTTAACTTCTTTTGTTGTTCTTACACCAATCTGTGTACCACCTCCAAAACCTCCACCAAGAGTTTGTCCTGCACGTCCATTGATTGTAGCATGAAAAATATTTTCATATTCTAAATCGTAATGCAATATATCACCTACCTGACCGCCTATATCATTTGTTTCGACAAGAACAAATGCATTATTATAATATCTTGCAATATTTTCAACGATTGTTGGAAGTACCATTGGTGATACATTAGGATCTCTATATTTTGCAACTTGAATGTTTGGAAATCGTGTAGTGTCTATGACAGATACGGCAGAATAATCTAGCCCTCTACCTCTTGCAACGTCAACAATGCAGACATATGAATGACTAGGGTCTACATCTTCATAGATGTCAAGACTGTCTCGCTTTTGTATAGGTGCTTTGTATGCAAGCATTCTCAATTTTGTTGCGGTGATAAGCGTATGTTGAGAACCAATAAACTCACAATCATATTCTTGAGCAAACTGAACTTCACTCGTATTACGAATAGTCTCTTCTTTCCATGCTTCATCTCTACCAGGAACTTGAGACCAATGAATGTCGATAGGTATGTAATCACTGCGCCCCTCTTCTGCATCCGTCCATAATTTATAAAACATATTCAACCCTTTTGGTGTTGACACAATGAATACTTTTGTAGTCTTACCAGAAGAGATTGTAGGATATACAGATGTAAAGAATTGATCAGCAAGAGATGGTGGATCAATGTGAGCAAACTCATCGAGAAAAATAATGTTGAATGAACTACCACGAACCGCAGAAGATGATGTTG